ATTCCCTAGCTATGCCGTCTGGCTTACCGCGGGAGTGACGGCATACACAGGGAAGAGATTGCTGCAGAAAAGAAAAGAATTCAACGGGGGATGATCGAATGCTGAAAGCAATCCCTTGGGATATCATCGGCCCAGTAGCAGCTGCCGTCATAATAATTTTGATTATCGTCTTCAGCTTCATCCTGAAATTTCAGAAGCAATCAAAGCCGGCTGTCCTTCCTGCAAATCCGCCCAAAGATATAAACTCGACGAGCAGAAAGACGCTCTGTTTCAAGCATGAAGGCGAGATCGCAGCGAATATGAAGGCGATCGAAATCTTCGGCGGGGCGCTCAAAGAAGCGAATCGGAATAACAGCGAGCAGCATGGGAAGATTTTCGATAAAATGGACGATCTGAAAACGACGGTGATCACAGAGATCAAAAAGATAAATGGGGGATAAGTTGGGTTTGATAAATCAAGCTCCTATATAAAATGATCATAAAAAAAGTCCCGATATCTGAGATTGACGTCTGGGATAAAAACCCCCGGAACATAAAGACGGAAGATTTCAAGCGCCTCAAGCGCCAGATCGAAGAGCTCGGGATTTACAAGCCGCTGCTATGCATCGAAGAGAAAGGAAGATATATCACGCTCGGTGGGAACATGAGGCTGCGCGCGCTGAAAGAGATGAAGCATGAAGAGGTTGATATATCGATAGTCAAACCGAAATCGGAAGCAGAGAAGATAAAATTCGCGCTCTCGGATAATGATCGAGCGGGACAATACGATGAAGATATGCTCGCTGAATTGGTCTTTCCTCATATCGAAGATATAAAGCTCGAGGATTATAAGATCGATATAAATGAGCCGTGGCTGGATCTCAAAAAGATCATCGAGCGCGTCGGTCCTGATATCGACCCAAACGCAGAATGGGCAGGGATGCCGGAATTCGGCAACACGCCAAAAGCAGTGAAGACGATCTTCGTGCATTTCGAGACGGAGCAAGCGATCATCGATTTCGCAAAGCTCCTGAAGCAGAAAATAGGAGAGAAAACGAAATACGTATGGTTCCCGAAAAAAGATAGGCAAGATATGAAATCAAAAGCATTTAAAAATGAATCCTAAATACCCGATCTACATCATTTCAAAAGGAAGGTGGGAAAGCCGGCTGACGGCTAAAGCGCTGGATAAAATAGACGTGCCTTTCAAGATCGTCATCGAGCCTCAAGAGCTTGATAAATACGCTGAAGTGATAGATCGCAAGAAGATCCTGCTTCTCCCCTTCAGCAACCGGGGGAAAGGTTCGATCCCTGCTCGAAATTGGGTATGGGATCATGCGGAGAGCGCAGGAACTGAACGGCATTGGATTCTAGATGATAACATCAAGTGCTTCAGAAGATTTCTCCATAATCAACGTATTCGTGTTGCCGATGGGACGATATTCAAAGCTGCAGAGGACTTCATAGATAGATACGAGAACGTCGCGCTCGCCGGGCTGAATTATACTTTTCTCGCCAATACAGGGTTGACTGGCAAGATCGGGAAACCCTTTTTACTTAATACTCGGATCTACTCATGCATCCTGATAAAGAATGATATCCCTTTCAGATGGCGCGGCCGGTATAATGAAGATACCGATCTCTCTCTTCGCGTTCTGAAAGCTGGCTGGTGCACGATTCTATTCTATGCGTTCCTTGCAGATAAGCACGCGACGATGATCATGAAAGGCGGGAATACGGACGAGCTCTATAAGCAGGACGAGAGCGTAGATGGGAGATTTCTCATGGCGCGATCGCTGCAGAGACAGCATCCCGACGTAACGCAGATAAAAAGGAAATGGGGGCGCTGGCAGCATTCAGTCGATTATCGATCATTCAAGCGCAATAGGCTGATCAAAAAGAAAGATATCGTGATCGCTGAAGGTGTAGATAATTATGGGATGGTACTGAGTAGCGATGCCTAGAAAAGAGAAATATGAAGATACGTTTCCTCTTATGGCTGAAGACTATGCTCGCCGTGGGCTGATCGATAAGCAGATAGCAAAGAATCTCGGTATATCAGTCGATACGCTCTACGAATATCAGAAGAAATATCCCGAGTTTTCCGCTGCCATAAAAAGAGGCAAGAAACCTGTAGATGTAGAAGTAGAGAATGCGCTGCTCAAGCGAGCTCTGGGATTCAATTTCGAAGAAACGCATATCGAATATAAGCCAGGCAAAAAAGCAGAAGATAAACCGATAGTCACGCATATAAAAAAGATCAGGAAATTCGTCGTCCCTGATACTACAGCTTGTATATTTTGGTGCAAGAATCGCCGGCCGAAACAGTGGCGAGATAAGCATGATATCGATTTCGGTGATGTGCTGATCAAGGTGATCACTGCAGTGCCGCGATCGAAGGATCCTAAGAAAAAGAAGGAGAAATGATGGAAAAAGAATTTATTATTCCAATGTTGTTTGCAATCTCGCCGTGGATTGTGTTTCTATTAATAGCAACCGGATTGGCAGACAAAGAAATAAGATTCAAAAGGAAAAAGAAGAAGAAATGAATAGTCAAGTCGAATACGAAACAGTCGATCTCAGCAAGGTTTATGATCCTCGCACGAATGAGAAGCAGATGATCTTTCATGCTGCGCCAGAGATGTATAAACTCTTCGGCGGTGCTATGGGAGGCGGTAAGACAGGCGCTCTGATCAACGAAGGCATTCAGCTGAACCTAGACTATCCGGGAAACTTCGGACTGCTCATGAGGAAGACGTGGCCGTCTTTTCGAGATACCGTATATATGCAGCTTGAGAAGTTCTTGGATAAGCGGCTCGTCGCTGATTGGAACCATTCCGATAAGATGATCACGTTCAGAAATAACAGCAAAATCCGTTATGGCGGCGTCGGTGATAAGCCCGGCGATTGGGAGAAATTCATGTCCGGAGAGTATGGCTGGATCGCGCTTGATCAAGCAGAGCAATTCACGAAGAAAGAATTCATGATGCTAGCTACCCGCTTGCGGCTACGGCTGCCGGGAATTCGATATTTCTTTCTGCTCAGCTGCAATCCGAATATCGGTTGGATCAAAGAAGATTTCATTGAAAGCAATAAGAAAGATCATATCTTCATCCCCTCTTTACCTACAGATAACGTCGCGAATCTGCCTGCGAATTATATCTCGAACATGAAAGATATCCTTACGCCGCAGCTTATAGCAGCGCTCCTCGGCGGCGATTGGGAAGCTGTAGGTGAGCCTGATAATGTCTACACCTATCTCGAAATCCAAAAGGCTGCTAAGCGGCGCCTGAAGGCTTCTATGCCGATCGAGATAGGCGTTGACGTTGCCAGGAGTGGAGATGATCAATCAGTGATCGCTCTGCGCGAAGGAATGCGTGTCCGGATATATAGCGAAGCGAAAGGTCATGATACGATGCGCACGACTGGCCAGATATGGCGCTGCTTCACCGAGCGCATTATACCTGATCGGAAAGAAAAACTTGACAAGATAATTATTAAAGTGGATGCTGATGGCTTGGGCGCTGGCGTGGTGGATCGACTGAAAGAACAAAAATCTGAGAAGGAAAAAATATATACAGATATGATCTTAAAGGGGCTTACTCCTAAGAAGCGCAAGGCGCTGCAGGAGGAAGGCTATAAACTGCATATCAAGATATTAGAAATTCACGGCTCCGGGAAAGCGCGATCGCCAGGAGAATTCAAGAATCTGCGAGCAGAGATTCATATGGGCATGATGCATCTATTGCCTGATCTTGATTTGCCTGATGATCGCGAGGTATTGACGCAGCTGATGGCACTAAAATATAAGATAAATTCAGCCGGACAGATTCAGATCATACCGAAAGAAGAGATCAAGAAGAAGCTCGGGCGCTCACCCGATCAAGCTGAAGCGATCATCTATTCTCTCGCAAGCATAAAACCCCAAAAGGAAGCAAAAATATGGTGAGGTGATGATGTGGCCAACTAAACAGATCAAAACATTTTTGAGAAATCTTCGCTTCAAACAGAATCCCATCTATCGCTCGATGATGATGAATCTCGCGGGCAATCCTATCTGGACAGATGAGGATCTCGCTAAGCTTGCGAAAGAGGGATATCAAAATTGTTATGCTGTATACGCTTGCGTCAAGCAGATCGTAGATGCTGCCGGAGCGATCTCCTGGAACCTATTCAGAAAGCCGCTTAATTCGCGAGATGCAAAGAAAGAAAAGCTCGAAGAGCATGGTCTTCTGAACGTGCTGCAGCGGCCGAACCCGCAAGAAGGAGGCGCAGCCTTTAAGAAGAACACGCTCGCTTTTTATCTCATCGCTGGCAATTCATATAATATCATGGTTGGCCCGGAGACGGGTCCACCTGCAGAGCTTTATAATGCGCGCCCTGATCGTATGCGAGTGCTGCCGGGATCGAAAGCAGAGCCGATTGCAGGCTATAGATATTCAGTCGGAGCACAATCTGATACGTTCGAAATGAGAAAGGTTCTGCATCTGAAAGCTTTTCATCCGTTGAATGATTGGTATGGACTATCACCGATTCGCGTGGCTGGGCGACAGATCGATATCCAGAGCATGGCAGCTGAATGGAATGCTCGCTTGCTGCAGAATGATTGTAGACCGCCTGGCGCTATCGTCACGGAAGGCAATCTCGAAGATGATCAGCATCTAGCGCTCGAGAAGCAGCTTGAAGAGAAGATGATGGGCTATAAGAACGCAGGGCGGCCGCCTGTCTTCGAAGCTGGTATCAAGTGGCAATCTTTCGCTATTACACCGCGAGATATGGATTGGATCAATTCAGATAAGATGAATTCGCGAAAGATATGTTCCGTCTTCAATGTTGCTCCCGAGCTCATCGGCGATAGCGAGAATAAGACCTACAGCAATTATCAAGAAGCGCGAAAAGCGCTCTACTTAGAGAATATACTTCCGCTCATGGATTATCTCAGAGATGAATATAATAATTGGTTGACTCCTATGTGGGAAGGTGAAAGACTGCTACTCGAATATGATAAGGATTCGATCGAAGCTATCAAAGAAGAATTAAATGCGGTCTACACGCGCCAGGCGCAAGCGCACTGGAGAACCATAAACGAGAAAAGAAAAGCCACCGGGGATGATGATATCGGGAAAGCAGGAGATATAATTCTCGTCCCTGCGAATCTGATCCCGCTGAGCGATATCAGCTTCACTCGCGATGAGGAATAAATGAGCATGACAAGGATGGAAGCGAGAAGAATAAGTTGCCGAAAAATGCGAGATGAAATACTTCAATTAGAAGAAGAAAAGAGAAAGACTAAAAACTTGGGATGGCCTTATTTACCTGCTATATATGAAATCCCACCTAAAAAGAAAAAGAGAAAATAAATGGCGATAGAAGTAAAAGAGCGCAGCATCATTATTTCTAATGGCCGCAGTGGCTTCAGGCTGCGCCGATATATAAGGAAAGAGCGAAATGATATCGCTTCTCCTGCACAAGCAATGTGGGCGAAGCAGTCTGATATCGTGACCGTGAAGACGACCAAGCTCGCGCTCGAGAGCGGCACAGTACCGGCAGAATGGAAGGAACCTTGGGAGCGCATGATCAGAGAATTCGTGCGAGATACTATCACTCAAGAATGGATCAAAAGCCTCTCTGTCGGTGGCGAAGCGATCGCTAAAGACGTGAATCGATTGCAGCGCAAGCAGTTCGATTTCGATTCTACAATGAACAGCGTGAAGGCTTGGCTAGATAATGAAGGCGGAAAGCTGATCGTGGATCTCACCGCAGCGCAGATGAATTCAACTCATGCTTTGTTGCAGAATCAAATCGCCATGCAAGTGACCAGCCCTTACGTATTACAGCAGCGAATAAAACCGATGGTAGGATTGACGCAGAAAGAAACGGCTGCTGTTTCTCGCTTTATGGCATCGCTCACCGAAGAAGGCGTATCTGCAGATATTATCAATAAGCAGGTCGCTCGATATGCAAAATTCCTACATAAGAATCGAGCTTTGAGGATCGCCAGGACTGAGATTTCAAATTCTTATAATTTCGGTCAGATGAATTCGATCCGTCAGGCTATGGGTGAAGGCTGGCTTCCCGGCACTCCGGAGAAAGCTTGGATGGCTGGCGGGATAGATCCTTGTGATATCTGCTTGGAGAATGAAGCAGCCGGCTACATAGCGCTCGATGCTGCATTCCCGAGCGGTGATGATCATCCGACTACGCATCCGAATGATGAATGCGCCGTCGGCTATAGAGTGAGGAGGTAATTATGGAATTAGAAGAGAAGACTTTTCCGTTTGATATCGATGAAAAGAGCCTTACGGCAGAGGGGACTTTCAAAGGTTATGCAGCGATCTTCGGCACGACTGATGCGCTGGGCGAAGTCATCGAAAGAGGAGCTTTTGATAAAACGGTAAAAGAAGGCAAGCCCTATCCTGTGCTTTGGTATCATGACCCGCGGCAGCCGCTAGGCATCGCCACGCTAGAGATCGATAATAAAGGCTTGAAGGTAGATGGAGAACTGAATCTCGACGTTCAAGCAGCGCGAGAGAAGCATTCATTGATGAAGCAGAAAGCGATCAGAGGCCTCTCGTTCGGTTTCAAGACCGTGAAAGATGTTTGGGAAGGATCGAAGAGATTTTTAAAAGAAGTCAAGCTCTATGAGATATCACCTGTCACATTCGGCGCGCATCACTCAGCGATTATATCAGCCGTCAAACAATGGGACGAAGAGAAGCCATTCCCGAATGAACACAGCGCGAGAATCAAAGCGCCTGTTTTATTTGATGAAGGATCTTTCAGGCGCAAGAGCGATGGCACGATATATGGGAGCGTTAAAATCCCGACCACGATCTCGGTAATATGGGGCAAATTGAAAGAAGCAGCAAAGCCATCCGATGCTCCGATCCCGCAATCGCTGAGATTCCCGACTACAACCTTCACGGCTGCGCAAGCGAAAGGCTGGTTGAAGGATAATAACGTAAAATATGAGCGATTCGAAGCAGCTTCTAAATCGTTAGAAGGCGCGATCGAATTGCTTGATGAATATAAGGCTGGTCGAATGATATCAGCCGTCAATATCAAGCTTTTAAACAGCGCAGCGAAAGCGCTGATCGCTCTTCTCGAAGCTGCGGAGCCGCCTAAAAGCACTCCGGACAAAGGGAAGGGCTTCTTATCTTCGATCATCGAGGTATTGGAGAAGCCAAAAGGCGCAGATAAGCCGCACGTGCACTTATTTGGGGACACAATTAAAACCCTCGAAAATTCAAAATCAAAATAAGGAGAAATTAATTTGGAAATTTCAGAGGAAGAAAAAAAAGCATTGCTGGCAGAGTTCATTGAAAAAGCCAAAACAGCCCTAGCGCTCGAAGCGAAAGCAGATATCGAGAAGATCAACACTCTCATCTCGGATCAGAGGACAGAGTATGATAAAGTTCTAGCGGGAAAAATCACTGAAGCCGATTATAAGGTATTCGAGCAGAAGAGCCTTGCAGCTGAAAAAGTGATCCAGGATCGTGTAGATGCGATCGAAACCAAAATGGCTCGGCCGCCTGTAGAAGCCCCCGGGGGAGAAGAGAAGAAAGATATCAAGCCAGGGCAGCTAGAGTATAAAGCAGCGTGGATGACCTATATGCGTAGCTCGCGCGGCGGAGAATTGAAGCTCGATGATGCAGCTGAGAAATATGATATGGAACGGAAAGCTCTCGTATCGAATACGAGCGGTCAGATCCTGCTTCCGGAAGAACTCGAATCAGAAATCTATCGTGCGTTACCTAATCTGAATATCATCCGTGGCTTTGCAGCGCAGCGCACCATCACCCGCGAAAGGATTCTACGCAGAAGCATGACCGAAGTCACGATGGGTTGGGGCAAACTCGAATTGGGCGATGAGCCTGACGAAACAGATGTGACTCCTAGTTCAGCTTATCAATATCCTGAAGACCTTGAAGGCTTAGCGCGGATCGGGAAAGACGAGCTCGCTGATACAGACGTAGCACTTGAAGCTCTTTTTGTTGATAGTTTCGGTAGAGCAAGAGCGCGAGCAGAAGAGACCGGTTTTGTTGTCGGCACCGGCCACAGCAACCGGCAGCCAGAAGGAATGCTGAATGGCAGCGTTCTCACTCGGGTGACCGGCGCAACGGCTAATGTGATCGTTGTTGATGACTTTCTGGATCTCATCTATGCCGTTCCTGCTCAGTATCGAAGAAACGGAAAGCTGATGGTTCCATCGACCACAGAGTTAGCTATGCGGAAGCTGAAAAGCGGAGGCTCAGAAGCATTATATCTCTGGCAGCCTAACGTCCAAGCCGGAGTGCCTTCAACGTTCGCTGGCTATCCAGTCCACGCACAAGAAGATATCCCCGCGCTCGGTTCATCTGATGAATGCGATATCGCTATTTTCGGCGATATTCAAGCTGGCTACAGGATCATCGACAGGCAGGGAATGACGATTCAGAGGCTATTCGAGCTATGGGCGATCGCTGGATTGGTCGGGTTATTGGCAAGCGCAAGAGTCACCGGCGGCGTTATTCGCGCTGATGCGATTCGAGTGCTTAAGGAAGCAGCTTAGGCTGAAGGAGGAAATGAGATAAAATGAGACCATTATTTCACGCAACAAGAAACCAAGACGGAGTGGGGGCTGAGCAGATCATATCTGGCGGCCGCCAAGTAGCAGGCGGGCAGAGGCAGGATATTCATGAAGAGAGCGAAACGCAGAATTACACTATCGGCGCTCGGCTGGTTATAGATGATCGTGTCTTCAGATATTGCCGAGCTAAAGTCGCTGTTGTGGCCCTGAAGGGTTGCTGCGCAGACTTAATGCCCCGCGAAGGAGAAGGCGATGCTGTAGTTTATGCAGTCGGAGATAAAGTTATCACAATTCCTATGAACGAATACGGCAAAGATTATACAGCTGAGAAAGTTGCTGGTTATTGGGATGAAGGCTATGTCTGGATTCAAACCTCACCGATGCAGATGTATCGGATCAAGAGCAGCGCAGTAGCGACGGCAGTAGGTCGGATCACCACGCTCGAAGGCGGATATGTAGACCTCACGTTATATGAAGGGCTGAAAACTCGAATGACCGCAAGTATGTGGAACACCGCCTGGGCTAACCCCTATAATAATCTGATTCCGCCAGCGGGAGGAAAAGTATCGATTGCAGCCGTAGCCCTGCGGAGCGTAACAGAGGGTTATTATTTCTGGGGTCAAACCTGGGGGCCGTGCTTCGGCGTATTGAATGGCTCAGCGATGGGAAGAACCGCGAATGATCGGATGGTTTATTTTGCATCGGATGGTTCCGTGCAAGCAGGAGTGACCGTCACTTGGAGTGATAGTAAAGCTCATAATCAACAAGCAGGATTCTTGATCACCAATACACAGGCATGGACGAATTCAGGAAACAATCCAGAGGCAGGCGGAGATCAGTTCTATATGCTGCAGCTATCACCCTAACGAGATCGTAGCGTAGGCACGCTCTAGTAGAGAATTTCAAGCTAATAATAGGGGGAGGGCTTCGGCTCTCCCTCTTTAATCTCAAGATTTAAAGGAGAAGACTATGGCATCGAAGAAAGAAAAGAGGGCAGCTGCTCGAAAGAAGCTTGCAGCTGAAAAAAAGGCTGCAGAAGTAAAGCTGACGCCAGTCCCGAAGCGCATCAGAATTAATTTCCTTGGCGCGAATCAGAAGCGGTCATTCAAGCCCGGAGAGATCCTTCGAGTTCCGGAAGACGTTTCAGAAGATTGCGCAAGAAGCTGGTTGAATTCTGGCGCAGCTGTGGAGGACAAGAGCCTTCCTGATCCTCCGGAAGTGAAAGACGAGCCTGAGAAAGAATGAAATGCGACTGAATCTGAAGACTGCTCCTACCGTGGAGCCGATCAGCTTGACCGAAGCAAAGCTGCATCTAAAGATCGATGGATCTGATGATAATACGCTGATCACGGCGCTGATCGAAACAGCCCGGCGGCTTGCTGAATCAGAAACGAAGCGCGCTTTCATCACGCAGACCTGGCAAATGTATATGGATTCTGTAGCTGCAGAGATTA